GTTGTAAAGCACGACCGTTAGATCGAACGCCATATAAATATTCATAATATGGCCAAGATCTATGAACGGATTCATACAAATGGGAAAATTTCCACTTGTCTTCATCACGTTCACCAGTAGCTACTGCTCCAGGTCCGTGTTTGGGTTTCCAGGAATCTGGAACATGAAAGCTTTGCTCAATATCATTTGGTGAAAATGAGCAAAGAGTTTCATGACAAACGCGGCGCATCTCATGAATTAGATCTTTATCCACTTCATGAGCGTTCTCGTAACAAACTGCGAAATCTTCGAGATTAGCATCGATTTCAACAAATTTATCAAGTGTTGATCCTCGTTGTTCGTCTTCAAAAGGTAACTCCAGTTTGTAAAAAGCAAACAAGAACGTGCGTATAGCTCGAATGAGCTCAGGAGCAGGGTCCTCGACCTGGACATAAGTCCAAAAAGAGCCTAGAAAGCGAGGCTGCCCTTTCCCATCAAATGGCTTAAAGCCATCGGGACGGGGAGAGAATACCCCCTGGTCTAAAAATAAATCAAACCACTTTCCGAGTTTCGGAAGAGTAGTGGTAAGAAATTTTAGACCCTCTGAATGACAACGTTTTTCTAGATACAGTGTATCAAGACGAAGCTGTTGTTCAGAGTAGACACTAGGATCGAGGTTGCGTAGGTCACGCAACATTTCCCGGCTTAAACCGAGAATTATCTCAATCTGGCTTTTAAAGTTCCCATTATTTTTCATGGTGGACTTCCAGACTGGCCGAGAACCCTCTTAAATTACCTGGCTAGCATGTAACCATGCCAGCTTCCGAAGATGAATCCGATGATCACGGATATGATGTAATAATACACCATACGAGGATTATTGAGATTCACCGCGGATCAGGCGATCGATGTTAGCTTGTGTTGAGAGAAAATTCTTAACGTAAGCACACAAATCGTACGTATCTGTGGACGTAAGTCCAGAAGAAGACGGAACGGTGAGTGTGACGTTAATAGTCATCAACTCATCAGCACCAATGGTCGAATTGAATTTCGCCCGTTGAAACTGAAGCAAGTGACGATCAACAACAGTGCCGGCTGCGACACCTTTGCCCGCTTTAGTATGAGCAATCTTCATAAGTGTGCGATCGGAGACAGTAGAACTGGCTTCAATCGCTTCGCTTACGCCGATGCCCGTACTTTTACGGTTAAAGGACTTCGAAACGGCAGCATTGTTGTTAAGAGCAAGAGGGTCTGAAAAGGCCATAGTTTTTCCGAGTAGAGTAGCACTTTTGTCTACTCCCTGTTGTGATACCCAAGTAAGGCCGTAGGCGTCTATCTCCTACGGGTCCACCACTGGCGGACAATCGACAACAGTATCGAGACGTTATACCATTCTAATGGTATACGGAAGGGACTTGACTGAACTTCAGGCAAGCCTGGATGACGGATGTAGGCACTGTACTTTACCTTAGAAAGGAAAAGCCATGAGATGCCACCATCCCGAGTCTGTTCGACAATCCACTCGGATTTAGTCTTAAATGAATGACCAGAGTCAATCACGACAGGATCCTTTAAAGGAGACCAATCACCTAATTTAGCTTGCATTTTGGTTCTATAAGACATGAACCAATCTACTAGCCACGAAAAGGGGATCATCTCCCAAATGATTTTGAGAGGATTGTAGAGACCGGAATAAGCGGCCCACACGGTACCGAGGCCTGGAATACCTTCGAGAAGATAGTCAGGAATTTCGAAGCGAACAAGACCAGTTGAATTGTAATCAATCTGATATTGAACGCACCGAATCCTGATCCAGGACTCACTGAACGCCAACGCGCCTCTTCCAAGGCGATACTCAGGAAACCAATCAATCATGATTTCCGGTAAGCTATCGGGTTTGTGAAAATCTTTCGCTCCCCATTTGATAGCCGTTGGTTTGCCATTCTGTTTTCTGAGCCAGTCCAAGCGTTTTTGCGCTTGGGAAACGGCACAGAGGATTGCCTTAATATCTTTAAGAGTAGGTTTAATAGCAAAATTCCAAGCTAACCAATAGCTTGCAGTCTCGCTTAAACCATCGCGTTTTGCTTTCGCATACGCTTTACGGAAAGCTGTCATCGCTGCATCAATGAGCGATTTGGCTTTCTGTAGATTCTTGATATTACCCTCAAGCACTTGAATTAACTCTATGATAAAGTTAAGAAGTGAATGAGACGAGTCGACAGCAGTAGTGAAATGATCGAGGCTTTTCGCCGCGAGATCATCTATTGTGTCAACAGGAGGCACTGGCATGTTCTGTCTGATCTCGTCCAAAAACGATATAGTACCTGTACTAAACGTTAGGACGTCATCACCTGAGGCTGTAACGTTATATACGTTAAAGGGATCCCAAGTGACCTTCTCGTGAAATACGGGATTGTACCACATTTGTTGAAGTCCAATAACGTCAGTCATGGTCTCGAAGTGAGTACCATAAGTGACATTGCGAAACTCAACGTGAGGGGTAGGAAGAGCCAGGTTATGTGTAGTGGTAAAAATACCAGGAACACAGTCTGTGCGCTCCCTACTGCGAGGAGCAACAATACGATGACCCTGTTTTCGGGGTCGATGTCTCTTGCGTTTTTTATTCGCAGGAGGTTCGGTTGTTGATTCATCGCACCATCCCATATTAGATCTCCGATCCAACACAC